CCGTCGTTCACTGGACACCAATCTTTTCCAGAATGTAATCTTTACCGTGTGACACGAACATTGAATTAACATCTTGTCCGTCTCCAAATCCAACCACAGTAACTGGCAATTCTCTGGCAAGACTATTGGCGAACTCACGTCCAGGCGCGTCGCCATCAGCAAAGACGAAGACTCTTTCAAAGTCTGCAAGCAATCGTGTGTAGTGTTTCTTCCACGAGTTCGCACCTGGAACTCCAACACAAGGAAAGCCAACACACCTAGACATAGTAAGGGTATCCAATTCACCTTCGCATACTCCAATCCAATCACCTGCACGTTGCACATCTATGACGTTATACATACGAGTCTCTGCTCCGACCATACCCATATACTTAGGTTCAACTGCAGGGTTAAGACTTCTAAATCTTATGTCAACAACACCAGTCTTAGTGATGTAAGGAATTGATAAACGTCCTGTGTATTGTTCGTGACCTACATCAGGTTCCGCGACTACGCCTAATTGAGCCAACCGTGCTACCTCCAGAGGAATTCCCCTGCTTGCTAGGTAATCTTCTGCCAGATGAATACTTTCCGCGTACTTGTGTGCTGACTTCCCCAGTAATTCCTTCTGCAAAACGTTTTGCTTCATTGAAGTTCAACCCCTCTTGACGCACGATGATTTGTATACTGTTACCTTGTATACCACAGGCAAAACAAATGAAGATATTTTTATCGAGGTTCGCCGTGCCAGATTGATGTGAGTCGCTGTGAAAAGGACACCTAAGATTGACTTGTCCGTGAGTGTTACGTAAGGTTGCCCCGTAGTGTTCAAGGATTGCTTTGATGGAGGGCAGGTCGTTGTCAATTTTTATCACCATACCCTGCTTCCCGTAGTAGCCACACTAAATCTTCTGTTCGCATAAGCGATACCCAATCTCCAACTGACTTCTCACCTTGTCCATTGAGCCTTAAGACTACAATGCCGAGGTCACCTTTGTCCCTGTCTTTCAACTGAGCAACGGCAGCAGCAGGATTAAATCCTGTGCGAGCCTTTACTTCCCAGTCAATGCCCACCGTACCAGTAACATCACTGCCACTACGTCCAGCACCAGTAGATTCCGCGAAAGGAAATCCATTCTCCGCCAGGAAGTTAGCAAGGACCTTTTGACTTCTGTATCCTCGGTGCTTACGTGATTGCGATGCCACCTATGTGGCACTCTTATCCCTATGTAATGCTTTAACTGCTAGGGCTAAGCCGTCATTAACACCATCAAGATACTCGCTAGTACTCTCAACTCTAAGGTCTGTAATCTTTTGAACTAACTTTTTAATTTCATTATCAATTGCAAAGACAACAAACTGACGAATCTCTTGTGTCATATCATCTTCTTCTTCTCTAAGCATTTGCTTTCCTTAACTTTTTTTCTAGAGCGTTGGTTGTTTGCCATTCGAGTGATAGCAAAAATGGACCGCACATTAATTGAACTGCGTGTAATGTGCTTCTATATTTTTTTAAGTGGTCTCTATAATTAATTACTTTAGTATACCTTACACCTAAAGCAAATGAACCTTTATGATTCTGTTTGTTTATGTGCATCATCCACCGTTCTCTGGTATATCGTCCATAAACATATACTCAGGGTTAAATGCCAGCCAACACATTAGGTTAGCGTTAGCATCAGCCCTTCCGTATCTATTCTTTACAGGTGAGACAGCCATTGAGGTTCCCACTACACCTAGTGTACAGATAAGTGCAGGAATTTGCGCGACCTTGCCCTGTAAGGCAGAGCGTGGCTGAGTTGGATTACCCATCACTGCTTCAGAGGTATGGTGCAAGACAATGATTGCTGCATTTGTAAGACGGGCTAGGTACTTTAACTCTTTCATTATTGCACGCATTGAGGCAAACTCTTCGCCACCATCAGTGGCTATGTCCATCAGGTTGTCAATGAAGATTGCCTGAGGAGGGCAACCCCATAGTTCCTCAAAGGCTTCGACCTCTTCGTTAATATCCATAAGGGTAGGACTGGATTCAAATGACCACACAATATGGGCTGACTTCTGAAGCACAGCCTTAGCCCAGTTGGTATCCTTGTCCATCAGGTACTCAACATCGGTTTGGTTCTTGCCACTAATCATTGACGCAAGGCGCATAGCCATAGTGTGTGAGTTGGTATCTGCTGATACATACAGGGTAGGCACTTGCATCTTGAGTGCTAATGCCAGTGCCAAGGTTGATTTACCTACACCTGGGACACCAGCAAACATTGAGACTTCTGCACGTCGGCAAACAATTTTATTTGTATTAAATGTTTTGAATACTGCGGGTAAAGGTTCACCGCCTATGTCGGAACGTCCAACACTTCTTACTAATGTTCTCACAGAGAACTCCTGTCTTAAGTTGGAAGAGGAACAGTCACCTTCCCCTGAATGACTGCCCCTCCGCCAATTCCTACTATAGCATTGGCTCTTGTGTTAGCCGTTGGTTGGAGCGCATTGCTCCATTCCCTGTGGTTGTGGACATACCCACATTGCGTACTGCTTGCCGTTCTTCTTCGATACTCCCGATAGAAACTTGCGACTGCCGTGCACGCAGGTCGGTGATGATAGACCCGTAGCGGATGGAGCCGATGTCTGGGCGGGAGCGGAGGTAGCCCAAGGAGGCGTGTCTACTGTTGAAGTAGTGGTTGCCAAAGGGGCAACGGTGTATGCACCAGCAATCATCTTGCTAGTTGCTGCAATCTGTGTTGAGTAATCAGTAACACCCTCTAGCAATACGCTGAGTTCATCTGCTGACTGTGCGCGGATATTAATTAAGTCACCATTCGGAGTCTTAACTGATACCTGTAACTTCCAGTTTTCTTCTGACATTATTTATCCTTCTTCGTAAATTGGCAATGTGCTGTGAGTCCACAGTAATTGCACGATTGTAGGTTCGGTAGAAATATACCAGCCTTTCGAGCCTTGTCAAAGCCATCGACAAAGTATTCCAGCGTGTCTTTTGTATATCTACTCAGGTCAATCATCTCTCCTGTCCCCGATTCACGAGACATCCAGTAGTTTCCTAGATTGACTTCCACTCCCAACATCATCTCGACCCCTACCTTGTAGAAGCCAAGTTGTAAGTCAGATGCTGGTCGTCTTGCTGATGTCTTAAGGTCGACAATCACAAGTTGTCCGTTAACCTCAAAGATTCTATCAATGAACATCTTGACTGGTATACCAGCAATGTTCGGATTCAACTCTAACTCGATAGCCTTTGCACCCTGTGGGGTGGTCCAGATTTTCCAATCAGGATTGTTCTTGCGCCAAATGATGTAGTCATCTACCCACTTGGAACCTTGTTCATACCACCACTCTCCATTTTCCTTGCCAGGGTTGGCTTTCGTGGCTCGTCCTGCTACTCGCGCCTTTGTAAAATCAAGTCCATCAATTTCTTTGAGCCACGCTTCGTGCCAGTATGTGTTAACCATTTTCAATGTCCCACGTTTCTGCTGCTAGGTGGAATGCTCGCCCACCTGCTGACCACACGGATGGTTCTTCTTCTACCTTGAGTAGTCGACCTAGGTAGTACTGGTAACCACAGGTCAGGTATGTAGTAAAGGCTGAGTAACTGATGTGCTCTGGTAGTTCGTAGGTGTCTAACTTAATCATCTAAGTCATCCGTAATTGATAGCAAGTAGTCGACATCATCTTGCAATGCTTCAACTGCTAGACGCAATTCGTGAAATGCAACTGATAGTTCAACGATTAAATCATCAGCCGTCACATACTCTTGCTTCTTAAAGAAGTTCATTATATCCCCTGTCTTTAGTTAGATAGTCCTCTTTCAGAGGACAGGAGTGACTCAATGAAAGAGAACTATCTAATATTATTTAGTTGTTAATCAGGTTACCCTCGGCAACCTGATTTAGGAAATGCCCCCCTACCCCCCAAGAAAAAATCTTGGTTGGTAGAAGAGATGCTTCCCTCGTGTAACCTTCATTGAGGTTTCGCCCCCACTCTTGCGAGTAGGAAAAGTGTAGCACAAAAACAAAAAGAACCCCACCACCTCGGCGTGTTGCCAAGATGATGGGGTCTTTTGTTACTTAAGACTTAGGTTACTTAGAACCTTTGCCGAACTCAGTTGCGTTAGGGTCAAGTGCTTTGAGGACTGGACCTGCAACCGCTGCCACTGCTGCTGCGAGTAGAGCCTTAGGGCTTTGCTCACCTGCAAGGTAGAGTGCTGTTACGGCAGCGAATGCTGCACGGAAATAGGTACTTGCGATTGCTACTAGTTTATCTTTGTTCATTGGTTCTCCTTAGGATTTGAAGACTGGCTTACCGAACCCTACAACAAAAACAGGTAGGGACTTCTTCAGTGCTGAGCCATTCTTCTTCTTGTAAGCACGCTTCTTCAGGCAGACTTGCCCTCCATTGCGCTGGTCACCCTTCTTATCAGGGGCAGTGTTGCCCTCAATACAGGTAACTGTACCATCACCGTTATCACGGACGACGATTCCAACGTGGGAAATACGGTCAACTCCATCATTTGGGAAGTCGAAGAACACGATATCTCCTGGTAGTGGGGTGGCATCTTCTGCCTTTTCCCACTGGTCTTTCTTTATAAAGGCTGAGGCACCTGCTGGGGTGTAAACGCAAGAAGGAATCTTCAAGCCCACCTCATTAGCACACCAGTTTACAAATGAGCCACACCAAGGCTGAAAGTTAGACTTAGTGAAAGCACCATACTTGGTTTCATTGTCCTTAGGACCCTCGATAACTCCGATTTGTTCTCGTGCTATCTTAATCAAGTCGTTACGTTGTCCCATTACTCACTCGCTCTCTTGTCAACCCTCTTAAAGGCTGCATTAATTTCTGTTATAGTTAATTTACCATCATCAAGGAAGCCCCTTGCAAGGCGTTCAACAACAGTTGCAACTCCCAGAGTACCCGCAAGTACCACAGCCTTGGCTGTCGAGATTCCCACAACCGCACCCGCACCTATCACCGATAACCCTGATGCTGCAAAGACTGCAATTATCCGAGCAAGTATGTTCCATACACTGCTCACCATCATTCATCCTTTGGGTTGCGTAGTCGATAGGTAACAGCCCAAACAATAAGGGTTCCACCGATGGCATAGCCAACTACTGTCTTTGCTGAGCCATCAAGGACGACCCAGGCAATAAACATTCCCAGCAAAGTCCATAGTTGGTCAATCATATCTCTTAATATTTTCAAGGCTTACGTCTCCTTACGGCTTTTGATTCACCAGCAGAGGCTCCGCCTCCAGTGGTGTGTCCTCCACCAGAGGGGGTTCTGGTAGTGGATGATGCAACTGACGCTGCCATACTTGCTGCATTAACAGCAGCCTGTGCAGCAATCACGGATGCGACAATAATTTTTTCTGATTCTTTACGTTCTTCTTCTGACATATCAGCACCGATATTTGCAATAGCAAGCAATACTTGACCTGGGTCATCAAAGATTGCGCTGATAAGTTCAGCAGGGTTTTCAAGAACTACCAATGCAGCAGCCACTTCGGCTGTGATGACAACTTCATTACCATTCTCATCTTGTCTAACTTCAACAGGTGTCTCAGGTGGTAGGTCTTCATAAGTAATACCAGCATCTTGAATTGCTTGTGCAGTAATCGGCGTGCCTTGAGATGCCTCAACAAGTTGCTCTGCTACGATTTGTCTTTCCTCTGCAGTTGCAGTAGGAGGTGCGACAGGAGGTGTAGGTTGAGGTTCTTCTGGGATAACTGGTGGCGCAGGAGGTTCAGGTTCGGCTGGTTCAGGTTCAGGTTCTGGCGTATCTGGTATTGGTTCAACAAGAGGGGGTTCTGATGGAGGTTCAACCGCAGGTGGCTCCTCTGCTGGAGCAGGATGTTCCTCTATTGGAGGTTGACCAATTGACCCCTCAGGGTCAGGAATTGCAACAGGAGGTTCTTCTGCAGGGGCAGGAGGCTCTTCAGGTACTGGCAAAGGTTCGGGAACAGGTTCAACTGCTGGAGGTTCTTCTACGGGCACAGGCTGGGGTCCTGGCTCAGGTTGAGGAAGAGGTTCTGGACTTGGCTCTGGCGGTTGGACTGCAACAGGTGGTTCTGGAACAGGGACAGGTTGTACTGGGACGGGGACGGGCACAGGAACAGGCACAGGTTCTGGCTGAGGTTGTGGCACGGGCACGGGCAAAGGCACAGGCACAGGTTCAGGAGTAGGTAATGGTTCAGGAATTGGTGTCGGTATTGCCGTTGGTGTTGGTTCCACTGCTGGTGGGGTTGTTGGTATGGGTGTTGGTACAACAGGAAGAGGAGTAGGCGATGGTTCAGGTAACACAGGGGTACTGGTTGGAGAAGGTGAAGGAGTTGGAGTCACAGTTGGTATTGGAGAAGGCTCGACACTTGGTGTTGCAGTTGGACTTGGACTCGGCTCAACTGAGGGAATCGGAACTGGAGATGGCGTTGGACTTGGCACACTCGAAGATGATGGCGAAGGACTAGGTTCTACTACAACATTTGCTGTTACAACTGGTGCAACATACACACGAGTAAGTCCTGCATCTGCAAGTGAAACAACTGTTCCGTCTGGCATACGAACACCAGTACGAGTATTTAATCCTGCTTGTACATTTGAAAGATAAGTAATAGTCAATGTGTTATCAGCATTAATGGCAGCAGTTACTACAATTGTAGACAAAGGATTTGCAGAAGCATTTTGCCCATAAGGACGAACTGCTAAGTCAACTTGAAATCCTGCTTGACTAGAAGTAATAATCAAATGCTCATCTGCTGCTCTCCACCCTGCTGGGTATGAGTTAGATGGGTTTGGATTATTAGGGTCAAGAACTACCCAGTCATAAGCATTAACTGAGATTGATGGTGCGTTTGGAAAAGTACTGTAGTTGTTATCTTGTGTACCAAATACAATAGTTGAGTTGGTAGTTGCATAAACTGCTGTATAGTTAGTTCCTTGAAAATTAATAGCAGTAGGCAACGCCACTTGGTAAGAAACATCATCTCCACCGCAGGTATTTTGCACAAGCACTGGAGTAGAAGTAGCAGTTGCTGTATCAGAACCTGGTACTGCTGTGTTAAGAACGGTTGCTGCGGTAGATGCTGTTGCTACTGACTGTGCTGTAGTAACACAAGCAGCCTGTGACAACATAGGAAAGAATAAAGATGTGCCAATAATTAAAGAAAAAGCGGCTAGTGCTCTAGCCTTTCTCACAAAGGAGAATGTAAATTTGGTCAACGCGGGCTTCCAATCTATTGACTTGGTCTTTGACTGAACTACCCC